AATTGGCTCCTAAAGAATATGCTATATTTTAAAGTAAACTGATTTTTTACACCGCTTCCTCCAGGCCTTTTAACGACCACTGAGGCCCCTTTGGGCATAAAGATAGTCTGACCATTAGAATCGAATACAAGCCTCTCAGAATGGCGTGGAGCAATTATTAGGGGCATTCCAGCCTCCATCACAGATGCTTTATTTGCAAATACGTGTCTTCTTCTTCCTTCTGGTGCAGGGACAAAGGATTTAGACATTTTATACTCGTAAGATATTTTAAATGAAACTCCTTCTCCATCCATCATTCTTAAATTAAATAGTCTTGCCTTTTCGTTTCCAGCCTTTTTCCACTCATACATATGATGAAGGGATTTAGGCTTTACTCTAGCCTGTGCGTCTACATAATTTCCAAAGTCTTTTAAAATTTGTGCAAATATAACGGACTTAAATTTATCTTTAAACTGCTTGCTTTCTGTTAACTTAGCAATGACGTTAGCCTGATAGTATATTGCTGCAGATATTTGCGCTACATTGCTATCTTTAATTGAGGCATCTTTTGAGCTTCCAACCATTAATCTTTCTAGGCTGCTTGCTGCCTGTACGAGTAATCTACTAGAGTCCAATTTGTTGATTCTCCGATCTCTTCATGGATGAGTTATATCCAATCACTCTTCCAAATGGATCTGTTATTGGCGTAGTTCCTATTACTTCAAAAACTGTTGGGGTTTCTGTTGGGAAGTTAATTTCTGCCCAAATAACGTTACCGCTTTTGTCCCTAACATTTGTAATTTTTTCTCTAAGAATAAGTCTTTCAGATGTTCTTATTTGAATAACCTGATCGTTTAAATATCTATTGTCAAAGACTTGCTTGTCACTTGATCTTGTAGTAGCCGAATTGCTAATTACGCCTTTAGCGTGACAGTCAAGGGTTTTATAGTAATTCCACTCTTTTATGATTGCCCCAGTATCTGGATTCTGTGCATCAGACTGTCTATACACATCCATTTTCATAGACAGAACTGAGTCTATGACTGAAAACATTTAGATCACAACCATTTGATTTAAAACATATGCTGATAAAAGCTTGTCTGCGTAGGCGCAGCCTGTGCCAGAATGTATGTCTGAGTTATAGTCAATTTTCCAGTCAAACGTCTGTATTGATTTAACATACTGATCTTTCCAGTGTCTATCTTTATCAAAGAAATGTCCAATTAATTGTATGCATGCCTGCTCTACTTCGTCTGGAACTCTATTCCATCCAAACTTTCCTTCTACTCTGTATGATGTATTGTTATTAAAAAATCCTTGACTAGATACAACAATAGAGGGTGGGACCATTCCGTTTGCAACATATACCGTATTATCAATGATACTGTTTCTATTTACTCTTATTCCAAATCCAGATTCTGAAACCTGTATTGTATACCCTAAATTATCTATATTGTTAACAGTGTCTAATAAAAGTATATCGTTTGCATATAATTTTTCTAATGTGTGGATTTTGTATGGGGTTGGAAGTATATCTGATCCAGACCCATAAAGAGTTTGGCTGTCAGAATATAATGAAAAGCTTTGCCCAGTGTAATCTTCAATAAGTTTTCTGGCATATTTTTCTGCCATAATCATTTCGTGATAGCTTTTATGATTTGGATCTGATGGATCAGAGCCTATACCTAAATCTTCTATTGCTTCAATAATACTACAATATGGAGTAACTACATCTAGAAAGGTGTAATGCATTAATGGCTCACCCTGATATTGATAAATCCAGTGAACCCTAAATTTTCTATCTATAGTAGTTAACTCAAACGGTATATTGAGCTTGTATGTTCCGTTGTCTGTTTCAACTTTTGTTGTTTGTAATAATGTCCCCGTTGGGGTTCCTGGATTGTATGGGTCTGTAGATGCAGAAGGGCTAGTAATGTCATATAGTTGAACTAAAACATTTGCGTCTGCGTCAACAATTTCTCCACCGTAAAATATTTTTGTAGTTATTGGTGAGTTAGAATTTTTGTATATCTCTGCCATACATGGATTTTGTTAGCTATAAAACTCTTGAACTTCCTTTGGATTAGCTAATCTAAAACCCTCCTCCTTGTCAAAAATTTCTTGTGCCTTTTCTTTGTCCATTGCCACAAATGGGTGATCTTTAGTAAAGGTAAATCCCATAATATCATACCTGAAGTTAGCTCTTGTCATTCTAACTAAAACAGTATTTTCTGGCTGCTCCGCTTTTGGATCAAATTTAGGTAGAACTTCATAAGAAATATCTTCCTTGGCATCCTCTACGTCTTTAATTGTTTTTTGATATACCGCCCAAGTAACACCTTCGTCTGCTAGGGATGCAACAATATCGTTTTTATTCTTTAATGCTTCTGTATCTACGCCGAAATCTTCAGCGATCTTTCTAAGTTCAGATATCTTTAATGTCTCAAATGACACAGTAATCTCCTTAATCTAGGTTATTTAATTATAGCATTACTAAATTAAAATGAAAAGCCCCCAAAATTAATTGGGGGCCTTTCTTGCGGATTTAATCCTATTATGAAGCTACTTTTACGTTCTTAACAACGACCCAAGCATCTGCTTGCTCGATTTGAACGCCAACACGAGTATACATTGTGTACTCGATAGAGTCCTTACGTGGCCAGAAGAAGCGGTAAACAGTTACGTCACGCTTGATACCAATAACTACGTTATTTGGGAATGTCAAGTGGATGTCTCCGTGGTTGCCAGACTCTCCTGTGTAATCTCCATCTTGTGCCTCTGGAAGAAGTGGAACTTCAACAATCGGAATACCGAATGCGAATGGTGCCACATATCCTGCAGGTCCACCTAGTGGTTGTACCTCTTGTCCACGGATAATGCTTGAAGCAATATCTTGTGGGATTGTATTGTTTGTTCCAATGCTGTTAGCATATAGGAAATCTTGAATCAAGTTTGATCCTGCTAGGAAGCGAAGATCTGCACGGCGTTGCTTGTACTTACGTGGAAGAGCCTTAAGAGCGCTGTTAAATACAGCACGACTTACTGCAGCTCCACCTGCGTCAACAACGTGACCGCTAGCCTTTGCCTTCTTAACAATACCGTCAAATGACTTGTATAGTGCATCTGAAGTTAAAGTTGTATTTCCATTAAGGATTACATCTTCAATGTCATTACCTGCCTGTGTTGCCATCAAGCGGGCGATGTGATCTTCTAGATCAGCACCTTCAATGTTGTCTTCTAGAGACTCTGTTGAAAGCTCCCAATCCAAGCGAAGTTTCTTTGTTGTCAAAGAGATCTTTGAGAAAGTAACAGCGCTATTACCTGCTGTGTCGTCTCCTTCAGTTGCAAGCTTCATAAGCTTCTCTCCAACTGACATACGATCAATTTCTGTAGTGTCTGCTCTCATGCGGACTGTACGGGCGACTTTACCAATTACGGTTGCGTCGAACATATAGTCTAAAAAGCGAGCTGATTGTTCTGCGTTTAATAGACCACCGTTTCCGTTTTCGGATGCACGGTGCACTCCTGTTCCACCTGTAGTGGATGCAAAAGTACCTGTAGCAGTTGTACCTGCTGCAATTGTCTTTTCTAATAATTCATTGCTCATTGTTTGTTTCACCTACCCTTTTTAGTTAAATAATTCGTTCACGGAACCGAGGAAAGAACCGTTCCATTTAGATTTTTTGATTGTTACTTCCTGTGACCCGCCAAGGTCAGAGGACTTCTTAATTGCAGTTTCTGATTCTACTGCATCGACACGCTTTTCTACGCCATCAATTGTGCCCTTGATATCTTCAACAGCCTTACTTAATACGGCATGTTGTTCTGCCAATTCTGAAATTCTGCTATCGACGCTCTTGCTGAAAGTTTCTACTGTTTCTTTAATAGTTGAAACCTGTGCTGCATTTGCCTCAGAAGCTTTATTTAGAGTCTCTGAGAAAAAGCCCTTTAAATCACCAAGCATCTTTGCAAAATCAGGTTCATCAACCTCAACTTCTGATACGTCGGCTGCTTTTTCTAGAGTTTCGGCAGAAGCGTCTGCAACTGCATCTTCTGCAGCTACTTCAACAGCTGGTGCTTCCTCAGCAACAACTGGTGTTTCTACTGGAGCAGTTTCTTCAACTACTACTGTTTCTGTGTTTTCTGACACTTCACTACCTCCTTCTACGTTTGCCTGTTTTGCAATTGTTTGTCTTTCAGGCAACGGTAATCTTGACTTCAAAAATGAATCAAGAATCTTATCTATCTCCTTTGATTTATTAACATCATTAGACTCTACCCACCCAATTAGTGCTGCTGGCTTACCAGTAACAGGGGAATCATAAGATGCATCTTGTGAGATGAATACTGATTTGCTTTCTTCGCAATAAAAAATGTTTTCTGTAGAAACTTCTGCAGCAATACCTTTAAAAATTAAGGAACCGTTTGATTTCTGAATTGATAAAATATTGCATAATTCATTTGCTGGTGAATCTACAATTGAAAGCTCAAGCAGATCGTAGCCTTTAATAAATCTTACAGTCTTACCTGTTGACTTATTTACTTCATTGTCTGACTCTGTAATCTTTCCGCCAATTGAAAATCCCTGTAGAGTTCCGTCTAAAACTTTTTCCCATGTATCTTGTGCGCCTTTAGAAACATATGCATCTACATATACTCCGCTATAAAATTCTTTTGTTTCTGGGTCGTAAAATGTTTCTGGTCTAAATGAAAGCATTTTCCCTACAGCATTTGATCCATGCATTTCACGGATATTGCCACGGAAATTTTCAAAAGCTTTCAGGCTTGCTTCTGCAGTTACTAGATCATTTGTTTGATCAATATTGTCTAAAGTTGCGAATCCAGAAACAGTT